ATACTACACAAAGACAAGAAGCTGCTGAGTTCTTTAACACAGTTGTAATGAGAGACCCTACTCTAATGAGTGTAATGGGTGATCTAATGTTTAAGAATATGGATTTTGCAGGCGCTCCAGCTATGGCCGAACGTATGAAGAAATACATAGACCCTAAGTACTCCAATGAAGAAGAGGTACAATTCGATCCTGAGAAAGAAGAAATGGGTAATGTAATCGAGCAAGGCCAGCAACTAATCGGACAACTACAGGCCGAGATAGAAGATTTAACTGATGAGCTTAAGGATAAACAAGGTGAGTTATTGATTAAAGCTAAGTCTGAAGAGAACAAGAAGGCTGATAATGAAGAAGACCGCAACATTGATTTAATGAAGTTAGAGTCAGACAGAGAGAAAGCTCAGAACGAGTATAACTTTAAAATGGCTGCACTAGCACTCAAGCAAAGAGAGTTAGATATTAAAGAGCGTAAAGAGCTTAGCGATATAGAGGTGCAGATACAGAACGACAACGCCGAAAATGTAGAAATTGAAATTGAAAACTAAAAGGAGACTATTTTATGCAAGAACTTGAAAATCAGGCGATAGAAAACAGCGAGGTCGTTGTTGAAGAGCCGGTTACTACTGAACCCACTGAAGAGGTTGTAGCCGAAACAGAGGATGTAATAGAGGATATTGCAGAAGATAGCGATGAAATTGGAGAGGAAGCCGGTAACGAACCCTTCCCGAAAAAGGCATCAAGAGCTTTAGAGCGAAAGAATAAAAGAATTAACAAATTACGAGCACGTGTAGCTGAGCTAGAAGCTGTACAGCCCCAGCGACAAGGAGAGCAAATCACCACACCATCCCCTGAAGGACTAAATGAGCCACAGGAAGATGACTTTGATGATTATGCGGAATACTTGGAAGCAAAGGGTGAGTACAAAGCAGAGCGGAAATACGCTGACAGAGAGGCGGAAGCCGCTCAGATGCAGTCCGTTGAAAGCCAGCAACAATGGGTTCGAGAGCGCGCGAAATATGTAGATGATAGAGCGGCTCTAGCAGCGGAAACTATACCAGAACTAGAGGGCCTGTATCGAGAGAATCAGGACATTATAGAGGGGTATGGGGACTATACTAAAATGGCATTTTTGGAAGCCGATAAACCAGAGTTAGCATTTTACGCCCTTGCACAAGAGGGACGTTTGGAGGAGCTAGACGGGTTATCACCTTCAAGAGTAGCTAGAGAGATCGCACTTGCTGAGATAAGGGGAGAGAAGTTATCTAAAGCTCGCCCGGTATCAAAGGCACCTGCACCAATTAAACAAGTACGAGGTGGAGGCACTAGGTCTAGGAGTCTAGATGATATGTCACCATCGGAACTACTAAATCATTTAAAAAAATCTAAAAGGAACTAAATCATGGCTAATGTATTTAATAATGTAAAAGACGTCGGCACGGTCTTATCTAAACTTGCCGCTGGTTATCTTCAGGATAACTTGCAATTCTGTAAAACTATCGACAAAGAACCTGATAGTTCATTCGGTTCTGTTAACGGTTATAAAGTTGGTGATACTATCAACATTAATATCCCTGCCCGCTTTATCCCAACTACTAGTTTGGATATCACAAGTTCGCAAGAGGACGTTGTAGAAGAGAAAAAACCTTTGGCTTTGGACACAACTAGAACTGTTGGTGTTAACGCTGATTCACTAGAAATGCGTAATGACATCTCAGAAGGTGAGTTACTTGCTAAAGGTGAAAGAATCCTTAAGCCTGCAATGATCGCACTTGCTCATGCTATTGAAGCAGATATCATCGAGAAAGCTACTGACGCTATTTACAATACTGTAGGTACTGCTGGTTCAACTGTTTTCGATACAGCTACTATGCTTCTTGCTAAGAATGATCTAGCACGCAACTTAGCGCCTATGGGCGAGAGAAAAGCGTTGCTTAATTCTGCAAGTATGAGTTCAGCAGTTAACGCTCGTAAGGGCTTGTTCCAATCTTCTGAAGATATTGCTAAGCAATATAAGCAAGGATATATGGGTTCGGCTGATGGCTTCGATTACATGGAAAATGAGATGCTTACTACTCACACAAACGGTAACGATATTTCTTTCGAGGTTCGTACTGCTGTTGCTACTGAAGGCCAAGCTACTCTAGTTGTTGAAGGTCTTACGACTACCACTGGTACAGTTACAAAAGGCACTACATTCACAATTGATGGTGTAAATATGGTTCACCCGCAAACTAAGCAAGATCTAGGTGTGTTGCAGAAGTTTGTTGTAACTGCTGATGTAACTGCTGATGGTTCTGGATACGCTACACTAGCTATCTCTCCAGCGCTTTACACTTCAGCATCTGCTGGCCTGCAAAATATCACGGCATTCCCAGCTGATGGTGATACTTGTAATGTTTTAACCGGTGCTGCTTCAACTGGTTATACTCAGAACCTTGCATATCACCCAAGTGCATTCCGCTTCATCTCTTCTTCTTTGTATCAACCAAAGAATGTTGAAATGTCTGGGACTGCGAGTGAAGATGGCATTACTGTTAATATGGTTAGTGACTTTGACGTCCTTACGAGAAAAGAAATATTACGTTTCGACTGCTTGTATGGCTTCTCAGCTATCCGTCCAGAATGGGCTTGCAGAATTACATCTTAATTAAATTAGTGGGTGACTTTCGGGTTACCCACTTTCTACATAAGGATAGATATAATGATAACCTTAACAAAAAACGGCGGTACTAAGATCTTATCTGAGGAAAGTGGCTTGATTGAGTTTCTACTTGCTGATGGTTGGACTAAGAAGATTGCTAAGAAGGTAATTAAAAAAGAGGAAGACAAATGACACATGGAATCACTTTAGGAAATGCAGCCGGCATATATGTTGTTGCAGTTGACATAACACCTGCAGAGGTGGCTACGATTGTAACGGTCGAGCAGACTTTTACAGTTAATGGTGCAAAGGTTGGAGACGCTGTTACAGTATCCCCACCTGGAATGACTGCTGGAGCTGCTATAGTTTCTGCGCGTGTTTCTGCAGCTAATACAGTTGCTATAGGATTTACTAATCCAACAGTAGCAGGCGTTACTCCTTTAGCAGGAGTGCATGTATTTACTATTTATAGGCCAGAAGGCGGAGTTGGTGCGTCAATCGTAGCTGACTAAATTAGAGGGGGGTACAAATCGTACCCCCATTTATTAAGGATAGGAATATGACAACAGTATTAGACATAGTAACAGACGCAATGCAAGAGTGCGGCATTCTAACGAAGGGCCAAACCCCTGCGAATGGCGAGGCTCAAGCCGGTTTAAATAGGTTGAATCGCTTGATTAGCACATGGTCTAATACTGGTAACCTTGCATTCGAGCGAGTTACAGAAGAGTTCCCATTAACTGCTTTAGACTTCAGCTATACTATCGGCGATAGTGGTGACTTTGACACAGTGCGCCCAACTAAGATAGTACAGGCGCATGTAAGGCAGAATAATATAGATTACGTTTTGGATATAGTGACGGACAAGGTTTACCAAGGAGTTGTTTACAAGTCTATTGGTGGTTTACCTGAGATGCTGAACTTTACTAATGAGTATCCGTTAGCAACAATTAACTTATATCCAGCACCTAGTTCTATATACTCACTAATCATAACCAGTGAAAAGCCCTTGACGGAGTATGCAACAATTAATACCACTGTTGACCTACCATCTGGTTGGATAGACGCCTTGACGTATAACTTAGCAACCAGATTGTGTCCTGTATACGGTCAGCCGGTAGACCCGGAGTTGAAAGCATTGGCAAGAGAAACTAAGGCTATGATATCGCTGAATACACTGCGTAACAATCCGTTGCAATCGCAACCATCAACGCAAAGATCAACTAATAACGTTTATAGTGGTTATTATACATGAAGATAGAACTCGTTGGTGATAGTTATCAAGCATGGAGTATCCCATTCAATTCTGAAAGGTCTGTGAATGTATTTCCTGTGTATAATAAAGATGGTAAGGATGTTTCCGCCCTCTATGGAACGCCGGGATTAAGTTTGTTTGGTACGATCGGTACCGGAGCTATAAGGGAAGGGTTCAAATCAAAGAAGAATGGCCGAGTGTTCTTTATAAGTGGCAACACTTTATACGAGGTTGATTCCGCTGGAGTGGGGACTAATAGAGGCTCTTTGAATCAAAGTGCAGGCAACCTTACTATATCAGAGAATGAAACACAGATGGCTATTTGTGATGGCGTTACTGTCTATATATTCACATATAGTGCAGATACATTTGCAGAAGTAACAGACGTAGATTTACCAGTATCAGGAACTATAACGACAATCAGTAACTACTTTGTTGTTAATGAAGCGGGAACGGGTAAGTTCTATATTAGCGCATTAGGTGATGGAACATCTTGGAACGCATTAGACTTTGCCAGCGCCGAGACAAACCCAGACAAGATATTGCGTGTATTTAATGGTATTGGTGAGCTTTGGGCTTTAGGTGAGAACACTACTGAGTTATTTAGTTTCACTGGTGCAAGTGATTTTCCACTTGAGAAAGTATCCAATGGTGACTTTGATGTTGGTATATTGTCGCCATTCTCCACTCAAGCTATAGGACGTACTATATATTGGTTAGGACAAGATGAGTATGGTAAGGGGATTGTCTACGAGAATTCAAGTATTAACCCAAGTCCTATATCAACCCCAGCGATAGATATACTAATACAAGCAGCGGCCAACCCAGAAGAAATCGTATCGTGGGTATATCAAGAGAAGGGTTATACATTTTACGTCCTGACAGGTGGTGGTTTAGCTACGTCTCTGTGTTATAATGTAACTAATAAGATGTGGCACGAACGAGCTTTCAATAATGCTGACGGAGATTTTGAACAACATAGAGGTCGGTGTTGCGTGTTTGCGTTTGGTAAGCAGATCGTTGGCGATAGAGAGAATGGCAATCTGTACGAAATGGATATGGATATCTACGATGATGGTGGTTTCGACATAGTAAGAGAGAGAATATATCGCCATCTATATCAAGAGGGTGACAGGATAAGGTTCAACTGCCTTGAGATAGGAGTGGAGTCCGGCGTTGGCCTGCAGAATGGTCAAGGTTCTAATCCTCTACTAGCGCTAAGCCTAAGTAAAGATGGTGGTCGCACGTATTCAAACACAGAAACAGTATCAATAGGTGAGACTGGTAACTACATGGAGACGGCTAGGTTCAGATCGTTAGGTGTTACTGAAGATATGACGTTTAAATTAAGATTCTCAGACCCGGTTAAAGTAGCTTGGTTTGGTAGTTATTTAAAAAGATTAGGGGGTGAACGCTCAGGATGACATTAAAAGCCCCCCCGT